CAAGTAGCTCAAACTATCAAAGAGTTAGATCAACAATTGATAGCTACATCCAACATCGTAGCCAGCCTAATGGTTACGACAAACCTTGATTCATACACCAATATGAACGAAGATATATTAATACAACCAACAATTGATGGAGGTAATATAGATGAGTACTATTCGAGAAACTATAGCGATGGTAGAAATATATATGCTGAGACTCAAGTTAGTTATAATGACCCAGTCTTTCTTTATCAAAGGAAAGTTGAAAAGGCTGTTGATGAAGTTATTAGAGCCGAAGAACATTTAAGGAGAATACGTGGATATTAAAACAATTGCTACAGGCGTAGGTCTTGTAATTACAATAGCTGGTCTATTTGTATTTCAAGGTCAATTGATTCAGAGAGTGGATGTGCTTGAAGCTAGGTCTGCCCCAGATATTAAACCTCTGGAGCAAGACATAGCTATTAACAAGGCTGAAATTGCTGTACTCAAAGCAAAAGTAGAAGAGATTAAAGCTCGCTCAGATAATCCTTTACAGTAGCGTAGTAATAATCTAACAATTCTTGCTCTGTTCCATACTTAGCAATCCATGATTTGGTGCCTCCATGTATACCATGCTTTGGATGTTGATGATGATTCCAGCAGAGTGGGATGAATAAACGTGACCGTTGACCCATGCCCATCCCTTTACGAAAGTGATGTATGTTAGGCGGAGTATAAATGTGATAGTGTTTTCTACACACTACACATCCATACTCTACCATCTCTTTCATCAATTCCTTTTCTTGTTTTGTATGTTTCATTTTTGCCATATCTTGTCTGGCTAAAAATGGTCAGTTGTTTGTTTTATAATGAGTTGTCTATTACCATGTCCCTCTTTTTCTATATATCCTTTTTTTATAAGACTATCGACAACCTTATAAGCTTGACTTATAGAAGATAACTCACAGTAATTTTGTATTTCATTATAAGTAGGGGACACTCCATCGTCCCCTATCTTATTTTTAATAAACTCAAAAACATATAATTGTTTTGGTGTCATTAAAATGGTACTCCTGGATCAAAAGGGCTCTCCTCTTCGGCATTTTTGGGTGCCTTCGAGTCGTCCCCTTTATTACCTAGTAATTGTATGTGATGTCCATAACTTACTTCAATGAAAGGTATTGTATTGTTTTCATCTTTCTTCCATACAGTAGCCAATCCCTCAAGGTATATTTGTTTACCTTTAGTTAGATATGGGTGTAGGTTTTCTACAAGCTTTTCATTCCATACAGTTATATTATGCCATTCAGTTCTCTCTTCTTTACCTACATTTCTGTTGGTAGCCATAGTAAACTTCATGTATTGTGTGCCTCTATTTGACGTGAGAAGCTCGGCATCCTTGCCAAGCCTCCCTATTAAACAGATTTTGTTTAAGTCATTAGCCATTGTCAGCCTCCTTATCTTTAGGTGACTTTGCATCTATAATAGCTTGTTGTTTATTAATCTCTACATTAATTTCTTTGATTACTTCTAATAAAGAGACTTCAACCTTTCTTAATGCTAAAATCATACCAGCAGGTTGATACAAAGTTTTTCCAATATTACCAATAGTAGCCACTTGGTCTTTCCATGTAGTAGTATATAATCTATCTGGATCTAACCCAGCTCCCTTTGCATCTTCTCTTTTTTGAGCTTCTCTATTACCCTCTTCTTCTGCTTTTTCTTTAACAAAATCATTAGGTGTTTTGTCTATGTTTGTTACTTTATCTTTACTCATTTTCTATATCTCCTTTGATATTATCAATTTTATTATTAGCAGCTAACTTAACCTTGTTACCTACTGGTTCTCTAAAGTCATCTGACTCAGCTTCTGAGTAGATGTAAGCGTGAGCGTTGAGTAATTTCAAGATACATCTATCTATTGCTCTCTTCTCTGCCATTGCATATGGATGATTGATTATAGTATTTTTAGGTGACGCTTCGCCTAGCGATTCTATAACCCTGTCTCCACTAGTAGCAGTACATTTCACAACGATATCTGGATTGAAGTTTAGCACTTCTAGTTTCCACATAATATTTTCTTGAGCTGCTACTTTCTCAAGAGCGTTGTGTTTGATGATCCAATTCTTGCTTTGCTTATGCAACCAAAAATCAGAGGCATCTAGTTTATAGTCCTCTTTAAATTTCTTAATCAGACTTTGTGTATAGTTACTTTCCATTACTTTCCTCCTTAATGGTTAGTATGTTTCTTCGGTTACGAGTCACCACGACGCCGTCCCCACTTGCTCGATAGCAATCATCCGGTACTAAGCCCTTGATTGCTTTCTTACAATTCTCGTACTCATCAGCATATGGTTTGACTGTTTTATATTGTTTAACAAAGTCTTTCCATTTGCTGTTATCTTTCATATCGTATTGTTTCATACCATCTAGTTTGATATCTTTTTTATCAACAGTAGGTAAGTCTTTATATGCTTTAGGTTCTTTGTTCTCATTGAGATGTTCAATAAACCATTCTTCTACTGCTAATAACTTCTTTTGATAAGTATAGTCAGCATCGATGAGAGTGTATTCAAATCTTCTATTACCAAAGATTGCTGACAAATACATAGAATCTTTTTGTGTATGTATCATGTAATGTTGCAATTGAGGGTAGTAGTTTTCAGCTAACACTTCCATTCTGTTATCTTGATATGTATGTTTAGCTTCACAAGGTGTATGAGTTTCATCTGTCATACCATCTAATGATGATCTCATCCATTTGTTTTTATCATCTGGATCAACAGTTATATCTCTGAATACCTCCTGTTCTATATCATATTGTAAGAAATCAAGATTAACTCTCTCAGTAGCTATACCTATTTGTACTTGCAATACTTTTGATAAGTCATCTCTTTTTTTCTGGTCTTTAATTTCTTTATACAAATCTAACCATTCTCCTCGCATCAGTCTATTAGCATCTGATCCGCCTAGACAATAGTTACCTTTGTCGTCTATGTTTCTATTCATTTTTGTCTCCTTATTTCCTATTATTATACTATGTTTCTTCTACATCTGGTAGGTATTTGTTTACTACTTTACCTCCCATTTGTTTCCAAACTTCTAATTGATAAAATCTTCTAGATGTTTTTATCAACCAGTCCCTATGTTCGATATACATCGGCTGACATATATCAATGAAGTCTTTAGGCAGTGGCAACCTAGGATATGTATAAGTAGTGAGCAACGTATGTGTTGCTTGTTCTATACAAAACCTAGGGTACTGCTCTAATAGATTGAAGTACTGGGTTAAACCAAAGTCATCTGGAACTTTGCATTGAAAGGTAGAAGCAATAGTTTCAAGTGCTATTGCTATATCCTCTCTCTTGCAAGGTTCCATCTGAACTACATACTTCTGACACATATCGAGTGCAACGTCATCAATCCCTTTGTTTAGTGGGAAGTCGTTTGACACTCCCATTGACTGTCGAATCTCCTGACTTCGCAACTCTAAGAATACGCTTCCGTCTATTCGAAACATTAGAGGTATTTGTTTCAGTATGTCCTGACTCTCTAACTCCTCTTGATCTTTGGTACTCATCGGCACGCCTAATCCAGTTTCGGAAAGCTGCTTCCCAATTTGCTGATACACCTCCATTGCTGAGGTAATAGTCAACGAATTTTTCTTGTTCATATTGTATATCTACTCCTGGAAAGAGTTCAGTCATGCGCTCTAATGTCGCATGACTTGGTACCCAATCCTCACTTATTTGTTTCTTGCTCATTAAGTTACTCCTCGTTGTCTCTAGCTTCTGCTCTTTCTGCATCTTCATCACATTCCTTGTCCAGTAACCAGTCCTCGTAGTAACTTATACTAGATTCATAATCATAGTCATCTGCTAAGCTCGGACTTCTAGTTTCAAAGAAGCCTGGACACTTACGATATTCCATGTACATCCTAGCGTAAAAAGCTTTATAGTTATTGTTAACCTTGAATGGATCTCCCTTTCCATCCAAGTCTGTATGATACCTAACTACATTCATAATAATTTCTATACTGTAATGATTTCTAATCTGCCTTTGGCGATCAGCTAACTCTACAATTTTATGAAATACTTTAGGATTGTTCTTGTTGAATCTAAGAAAGTTGACTGCAAATGATAGCTGTCTATCATATAACTCTTGTCTCTCATTAAACTCAGCAGTTGCTTCCATTATACTATCTTTAGTTTCCATCTCTTCTAACTCCTCCTCTGTTTTCGTATCGAAGAACAGTTGTTTCACTTTGCCCATTGTTATTTCTCCTTACTTGTTTTAGTTGTTCTTGTCTAGATGTGACAGGTAATAAGTCAGCCCATAGATTATCAGTTAGCTTTTCTTCAAGCCAAGTATGAGCTTTCTCTTTAGCTTTCTCTTTGTTAATATCGCTAGCAATTATCTTTTTACCTCGTGCTATTGCCGCTCCATTAACTGTTATCTGCCACATCTTAGTTTTATTATCATCAGCTAATCTTACTTGTCTACATTCTAACGTTATCTTATGTTCGATAGAAATGTTACAAGTATAAGCTGATGTTGCACCTTTAATCGACTTCCATGACATTAGAACACCTCCTTTTTGTTGGAATACTCCTTATATCATTTAACATATTATTTCCTATCCATTGCACAGCGTCTGCATAACTATTCACTTCTACAACACCGCCATCATGATGTTCATTATCAACGAATATGTCAAAGTGATAGAAACCATCAGCTGTCGATAGTTCTACATATATTTCTAGTCTCATTTAAGCTACCTCCTGGATCTCAAGACCCATTATGTTTAACATATAGTTTGTTGCTTTTTGTGCTTGACCTACTGCCATATTAAACGCTCTCTTATCATCAGAGAGTAGCTGTATCCAGCTGTTTAAATATTTAGCGTGGTCTTTTCTAGGTGCTGATATAACACCCATTTCTACACACATAAAGCACGATGTAAGCTCAGCTATGAGTTCTTCCATAGCGTACTTCTTATCGCCAAACTTTCCTTTAAGATTGCGATCTAATCTAGATCCGTGACCGGTACGATGTCCTTGTTCGTGCATCATAGCACCATAATAGTGTGCTGCTGAATCAAACTGCTCAAAGTATGGCATCCTAATTACATCCTGACTAGGTATATAACAAGCGCCAATTCCAGGTTTAACAATTGCACCTAACTTATCAATTAGATCATCAGCTTTAGCTGACCTCTCATCCTTATTGATATCAATCTTATCAAAGCCACTAAACTTACTGATATCTCCATCGACTTGCTCGATATTGAATGCAATATATTTTCCAAATTTAAGACGACCGTTTTCATCTTTGCCTTTGTATACTGTAAGCTTAACTGCTTTAGCTCCTTTCTTTACCTGACATCCATGCCAGCTCCATTGATCGTAGGTTCCCCATACTGTTCTATCAAAATCAGATAGACTAGCTAGAGTTACTACATTACCACCAGATAGGTAGTGTCCTTGACAAGTAACGAACTTCTTATTACGCCATGGCTTCTGCCAATCAGCATCTTCAGATTTC